AGCGACGGTGGTCAATGCGATGGCTATTGACGGCACCGCCGCAGCCGACGCTACCAAAATGATCAGCTCCGTCAGCCTGGCGGAACTGCCCGGCAGCACGGTCGGTATCGCGGTGCTCGTCAACGGCACCCGCTACTATATCCCCGCGGTGCTGGCGTCCGAGTGGAACTGATACCGCACACCTGACACCGAACACCTGGTTCTGATATGCACATCGAGCGCAAAACCGTATCCGTGACGACCGCCGCCGATGGCAGCGCGACCAGCTACTCGGCCGTGATCACCGGCCGGATCCTGGAAGTCCGTTACGCGAAGACCGATTTCGCCGATGGCGTCGATTTCACGATCACGCTGGAGCGATCGGGCGCCAACATCTGGACCGATACCAACATCAACGCCAGCGAGCGAATCAAGCCGATCGCCCAAGCCCAAGGCGTCGACGGTGCCGACATCGCGGACGAATACGGCCCGATCTACGCCTGCCAAGACCGCGTCAAGATTGTGATTGCCAGCGGCGGCGACACGAAAAGCGGCGCGTTCGAGATCCTCGTCGGCTAGTTTAGGTTTTTACCATGCAGTCCGGCCGACTACGCCACCGCATCGATTTTCAGACCAACGCCGGCACCGCCGACGCCGCGGGCCAAGTCGTCGACAGCTGGAGTGATACCTATACCAACGAGCCGGCCGAAGTGATCGAGACCGGCGGAGCCGAAGCCCTGTTCGGCCACCGCATCGACGCCACGGCTACGCACGTGGTCCGCTGCCGGTACCGGGCGGGCCTTTCCGAGGAAATGCAGATCGTCTGGGGCAGCCGCACGCTGGGAATTGTGAACGTCCGCGACTACGACGGCCGCCGGCGGGAGCTGTGGATCACCTGCCGCGAGGTCAAGTAAGCGGGTGCCACTGGCGTGTCGCCAGTGCTTGGGAGATTCCATGGCTCGCTACGCGACCGTAACCGTCAGCACTGACGGCGCCGAACAGATCGACCAGACACTGGCCCAGCTGCCCCTGGCACTGCGGCAACGGTACCTGGTCAAAGCGATGCGCAAAGCGGTCAACACCGGCGCCAAAGAGACCCGGCAACGCGTCCCCAAGAACAGCAGCGGCGGCGGAGCTCCGGAGCTGCCGGCGCTTCGCAGAAGCGTCAAAACAAAAGTCAAAAGTTACGACGAGTACGTGCTGGGCATCGTCGGCACCACGTCGATGGCCTTTCACGCTCACCTGGTCGAGTTCGGCCACCGCCTGGTGCGGGGCGGCACGATCGAAAGCGGCGGCCGAGTCCGCAAGGCCAAAGACCCGGACCGCACCGGCAAGGGCCGCGTGGTCGGCGAAGTGGCCCCCCACCCCTTCATCCGCCCCGCGGCCGAAGCGATGGGCCCGCAAGCCGAGCGGATCCTGATCGAACACCTGCGGCAGCTCGTGGAAGACTTCGCCGCGTAGCGTAGGTGCCACTGGCGTGTCGCCAGTGTTCACCTGCTGAAGAACCCCGCACGCGGACCCAACGCACGGCACTGGCGACACGCCAGTGGCACCCATGGCAACCCTTACCAGCGACCTGCGATCGTACCTGCTGGCCTTCGCCCCGATCAGCGCGATAGTCGGCCCCCGCATCCGGCCGCGAAAACTGGAGCAAGGCGAAACGCTGCCGGCGATCCGCATCAACCTGATCACTGGCCAGCACGAGCAAAACCTGGCGGCGAAAAGCACCCTCGCGCATAGCACCGTGCAGATCGACTGCTACGCGGCGACCAGCGAAGCGGCCGACGATTTGGCCGAGCTGGTCTACCAGCGGCTGCAGGGACACCGCGGCACGCTCAGCACCGTGTACGCGTCCGGCATTTCGGCCGCGTCGAACATCAGACAGTTTGAGGAACCGGTCGACGACGGCGGCGCCACCTGGAGATACGGCAGCTCACGCGACTATGTCGTGAGTTACCAACACGCAACAGAGATCCCGAATTAAAGGACGCATCTATGGCCCTTACTGGCGACACCGGCAACGGCGCGACATTGGCACTTGGCACTACCGGCGCCGTCGGCAACGTGCGCAACATCGGCGAAATTGCCAAGGAGCTCGGCAAAATCGAGACGTCGCACCTGGGCACAACCGGGCAAAAAACGTACATCCCGGACGACCTGGAAGAGCCCGGCGAAGTCGAGTTTGAGGTCGAGTGGACGACAACCACAACCCTGCCCAGTACCGGCGTGGTCGAGACTTTGACGATCACGTACCCGAAGCGAACCGGCGAAGCTACGGCCGCCAACCACGCGGGGACGGGGTTCATCACCAAGGTGTCGACTCCCCAGCTGGTGAACGGAACTTTGCAAGTGGCCAAGATCACTTTTGCATTCGACGGCGACACCGGCCCCACGTACACCAAAGCTACCACGTAGCCTTTTCCCCATCCTCTCGCGGCGAAAGCGTACCTATGGAACCCACCCATATCGAGCCAACAGACATCCATTACAACATCATCGACCACCGAATGCCCGACCAGATCGGGGAAACGATCGACGTCGAATTGCGGCCGCACATCGGCACGCAACAGACCAGGCTAGGCCCCGTTCAGGTCGAACACGATCAATACATCATCATGGCCGGCCGGCACGGCGACCAGATGCTCCACATCGGCTACGTCGGCAAAGCCCCCGGCGCCCCGATCAATTTCCTTCGCCAAGACAACGGCCAACCCTGGCCCGGGCCGATCAAGATCGCAGTCCGCGAAGCCATCGCCCAGCAGCTCGGATCCGGCGCCCGACGCGAGGGGCAACCCCCCGAGCCCACGCCACCGGATGATTTTGATGACGACTGGGACGATGACGACCTGGAGCTCGACGACACCGATCCCTACGAAGACGACTGATCACCAGCACTGACCACTACCAACTGACAACGGACCCTACCATGATCCTCACACGCGGCGAGCTGCTCGGCCTGACTACCAGGCGATACCGCCTGGTGCACCTCCCGGACGGCGATGTCCGGATCCGGAGCCTGACCGAATCCGAAAAGACCGATTTCGAAGCCTCGATTCTGAACACCAAAGGCGACTATAGCCTTTCCAAAATGAAGGCCCAGCGCCGCCGGCTGATCGCGCTGTGCCTGGTCGACGACAAGCACAATCTGCTACTGCAGCCCGGCGACGAGGAGCTGCTCAAGAACATTGACGGCGCCATCGCCTCGCGGCTGTACGACGAGTGTCGCGAGCACTGCGGATTTGAGGAGGGCGACATCGAGGACCTGGTAAAAAACTCCGCAAGTGTCCCCGCCAACGATTCGCCTACCGACTGATCCTAGCAACCGGCTGGCCCATCGCTGACGTGGACGCCTGGCTCGACTCGCTCGACCCGCGAGTCCTGGACCATTGGATGGCTTACGACCGCCTGGAGCCGATCAGCAGCCCCTGGCAGCACACCGCCACGCTGGCGGCCGAGATTTACCACGCCGTCGCCTACTATGCCGCAACGCAAGGCGTCACGCTGCCCGAGCGCAAGACCGAAGACTGGATCCCCACCCGCACCGCGGCCGCCCCGGAGCCAGCCAAACGCATGACCGCCGACGAAATCGAGGCCGTCATGCGCCGAAAATTCAACGTCTAAGCGGGGACCAAACGGTCCCCGTTTTTGTAGGGTGGGCCGCGGCCCACCATGATCGACCGTCCACCCTCCCCCATTTGCATCGCGCCCCAACCATGGCCACCATCGGAAACCTCAATTTCCAGATCGGCGCCGACACGAGCGGATTCACCCGCGGCATGGTGGCCACGAAAAAGGAGCTGGCCGAAGGCAAGCGGATGTTCGACTCTACGCGCACACCGGCCGAACGGTTTGGCTCCGAAGTCGACAAGGCCAGCAACCTCCTGCGCAAGGGCGCGATTTCGCAAGACACGTACAACCGCCGCATGAAGCAACTGCGAGACGAAAAGCTTGCATCGATCCCCGTCGTCGGCAAGTTCGCGTCGACAATCAAAAACGTGCACCCGGCCCTGATCGCCACGGCCGTAGCCGCGGCCGGAATTACCGCTGCGCTGGCGATTACGAAAAAAGCCTTTGACGTGGCAACCCAAGCCGTGAAAGAGCAACTTGACCAGATCGACGGAATCGCGAAGCTGTCCGACGAAATCGGAATCGGAACCGAAGCGTTGATCGGTTACCAAAACGCCGCCGCATTGACTGGCACCAGCAACGAAACAGTCACCAAGGGCCTGCAGCGGCTAGTGCGGCGACTGGGCGAAGCCCGGCAAGGCTATGGAGCCGCGAGCAAAGGATTAGAGGCAATCGGGCTTTCGGCCGAATCGCTCACCAGCATGTCGACCGATAAAGCCTTCGAGGCAATCGCCGATTCGATCCAAAAAATGGAATCCCCTACCAAGCGCGCCGCGGCGGCGTATGCGTTGTTCGGCCGCCAAGGTCAAGAGCTCATGAACTTTTTCATGTTGGGAAAAGAAGGGCTCCAAAAGTCGCGCGAAGAAACGGAGCGACTCGGGCTATCTTTTACCCGACTCGACGCCGCCAAAGTCGAGCTGGCCAACGATTCCATGGCCCGCCTGAAATCCACCGGTACCGGATTCGCCCGCCTGCTGACAGTCGAGCTTGCCGAGCCGCTGGCCGCTGTCTCGGCCATG